AAGGATTGAGCGCCTGACCAGCCGATCCAGTCTGAATCCACGGGAACTCATTCACGCCAGAGGGAATCGTCTCGACCTGAGTAAAGGACGAGTCGGCCACAGCCTTGATCGCGAACTTCGCGAACGTATTCTGATAGCGAGTCTCCCATGAACGCTGAGCGCGGATCGAGAGCTTCTCCAAGTACACGCGCAAGAACGCCTCGACGCGGTGGTCATAGGTCAGGTCATCCTTACACAAGAGCGGACCTTTCAGCGCAAAACGCTCAGGACTCCAAGTAACGGAATTAAAACCAACCGGAACCTCGCTGTAAGTAACATCGCAAGCGCCGCCGTTGTCGCCGGGGTTGCCGCTCGCGAGGGTAATGGCCGACCATTGATCAGCCGAAGTCGGCTCGATGGAGGTCGTGTTGAACGAGGTCTGGGTCAAGCCAGTACCTTGAGGATACTCTCCGCGCTCAATCATATTGAGCCACATCGAGCGATAAGATGCGCGCTTATAGACGTCCTGCGCGAGCGACTCAGTCGCTACGGCGAAGGCGTTGAAGACATTGGGACAAGCCATATTGAGAAAAATTAAACCGACGTTATCTGCATTTGGTAGGCCATTCTATCCATCCATCAAACGATGGCGGACCGGACCTACGCGCTGACCGATGCGGAGCGTCATTGCCGCTTAGACAGTTTTGCGATGGCTGACCAAGCCTCCGCCTTGCTTAAGGTCGATAGCCGGACTGAGACATACTGGTGCGCCTTTAGCAATCAGAATAAGTCTTGATCGGGAATGCTTTCGATTAGCTCGCTCTGATCCGCCATGTACGTTTTGTATCCCTTGATGATCGTTCCGATTCTGTGCGGCTGGATGATATGCTCCTTCGCGATGAATCCTCTGAACGTATACGGACCGGGGAATTGACCCGTCATCAGCGCATAGAAATCCACGCCGTCGGTCTTCGAGCCTTTGCGCGCATCGACCAGTAGCTTCCCATTCTCGTACTTGGTCGTCTTCACATCGATACGAATGCCCGGCGGAATAGGCGGGATAATCGCGTCGTAGAGCGGGTGCGGTGGCTCGCGATCCGTGTCGATGTCGGGGTAGACATTGAATAGCTTACAGAAGGCTATCTCGCCGCAGATACCCTCCAGATCCACCGTCGAAGCGTCCTCTGGACTAATCTTCAAGTTCGTCAGATTGAAATGACGATTATTGCCGGAACGATTCTTAGCCACAAAGTGGGCCAACTTCCTCTCAGCTTGATTGAGAGAAATAACTTGACCAATTTTAATTTTACTTAACATGGTCAAAAATACGGAAAATTTTTGAGGGGGGTATCGTAAACGAAGCCCCCCCGCAAAGGGGGTGCCAGGTCCTACGTCAATTATCGTGCCATTCTGTGGAAAAACAATCCTTTTATCCCATTAGATTTACTTATCTTGATTATTAGTTTCTACGTGTTGCACTATGGCTGTTATCTTTACTTCGTCACGACCGTCTCTGCGAATCGGTCAGGCATCGATCCGAGGAGATTAATGCTGACCGATGTCGCTTCACTTTGCTCAGACCAACCAAAGACCAACGCTGACCGCTTGGCAACGGAGCCTAGAATCGATTCCCTGACCGATTCGTCCTTGATGCCGTCAAGGTCGTACGAATCGATTCGTTCCAGCGTTGCAGCTGCGTCCGCTGCGAGACGATTCCTGACAATTGCAGACAACGATTCCAGACTTTCGGTTTTCTTATTAATGCAAACCGTTTGCATCTCCCTCTTAACTTTCGTCAGCCCCTCTAAAGACGCTCGTTTGCTTAGAGTCGTTTTATTTACGCCTAGTTTGCCCGCTATCGTGTCCCAATCCATTCCGGCAAGGTATAGGCTGCTAGCTTGTTTCCAGACTTCCTTGGGCATTCTCATCTCCGGCAACTTACGGATCGGCAAGGAATCCGGCAAGGAATCGGTTTCCCCCCGCTCAAAAATTTTAAAATCGACTTCGCCAGTCGTTCCGCTCTCAAAAATTTTTAACGCATTTTCCCCAATGAATCCGGCCTTTTTCACTCTCTCTCAAAAGAAAAAGTAAAAATTATTTTGACTCTTTCCGCTCCGTTGCCCATAGTCGCTCCATGAACAAAAAAGACGGTTTCAACGGCAGCCTAAGTATCGGTGACAAGCTATTTCCAGAGTCTGCGGACCTTGGCCTTGGCGACGTAGTCACCGCAGAAAACATAGCTGAACTCACCGCAATCTTCATGAACGAATCACTCGTCACCGCCGTCGCCGATAGCGTGGCCACGGCACTTCCCGTCACCGTCACCCTGCCGTCGCTTGAAGCAATCGACGCTGCCGTCGGTTTCCTGCAACGACATTACGTCGACGTAGATTACGACCGTATCGGCTGCAGCGTTACAATCTTTGGCGACGACCAACGCGTCCATGTTTCCGAGTCTGGCGACGGTGACGAGGGACATTGGGTTTTAAATCTGGTCATTCCTCAAACCGCTTTCATCGACACCAACGCTATTTAATCCCATGCGCCGCAAAATCCTATCCTTCCTAGTCTCTGCCTTCCTTTACGCTATCGCCAGCTATGCTTTCTTCCTGATTTTCTTCAAATCTCAATTCTAAATCCCATGACCAAAAACCTACTGTCAGTAGATACCAACGCAAAAACCGTCAAAGGACAAGCCAAAGGATACCGCACCGGAATTCTGTATCTTGCGCCAGCTTCGGTTTCCAACGTCATCAATGTCTGTCTTTTTGCGTCGCCAGCATGCCGCGCCGCTTGTCTATACTCTGCCGGACGCGGCGCATTTACTAGCGTTCAAAAGGCGCGAATCGCCAAGACGAAACTTTTCGTTTCAGACAAGCATGCTTTCGTTGAAAAATTAAAACTAAACGTATCAAAACTTGTAAGCAATTGCATTAAAACCAAAGCAATACCAACGGTGCGCTTAAACGGTACTTCAGACATTAATTGGGAAAGGTACTCGGTTATCCAAGCTTTTAACGAAGTACAGTTTTACGATTATACTAAAAATTATTTTAGAATGAATCTCTTCCTAGACGGAAAACTCCCGTCAAACTATAGCCTCACGTTTTCCCGATCCGAAACCAACGAAAACGACTGCATCTCAATTCTCAAACGTGGCGGCAATGTGGCGGTTGTCTTTCGCGGCAAAGTACTCCCGACGCATTGGAACGGATTCACGGTCATTAATGGCGACGAAAACGACCTTCGTTTCCTAGATCCTAAGGGTGTCGTCGTCGGCCTGACAGCCAAAGGCAAAGCAAAAACCGACACAAGCGGTTTTGTGGTGGGTTAAAGGTGCGTGCCAAGCCATGCGAAAGCGTGGCTTGCAACGTGTCTTTAACTCTCAATCCACTCAATCCACTCAATCCAATGATCAACCGATACTCCGGCCAGTGCATCCAATGCCACGAAACCGTTCCCGCAGGCCTTGGCACAGTCACCAAACGAAACCGCGCTTGGCGCATAGACTGCAACGCGTGCACCGGCCGCATGGCGCAAAGTGCGGACATGGTTTGCGTCAAACTATCTTCAGGCTGGACAGGCACGCGCAATGCACGCGGCCGTTGTGAAGATGCGCCATGTTGCGGCTGCTGTACTTTCTAAACCCTAAACCCAACGAATAAAACACCATGTCGAATCTGCCGCTTGTCCCTTTCCTACGTTTGCGCGAATGCGAGGAACCATTCGTGATGCACGGTCGTCGTTGGCTGTTTGTCACCTGTCTGCGCGCAGACGGTTTTCCCGACATTGGAGTCTATTCTTTCGACACCGATCTTTGCCACGATTATCTCGCGTGGCGTGAAGCTTTCAACCTCCAATAAAAACTCATATGGCATCCATTCAACGCATTGCAACGGCCGTAGATAACCTGTTAAACGGAAACCTCACGCACGCACGCAAGTCGGCGCGTGGCCTGACATACTCTGACATATTCGACTGGCTGACTGGTCCAGTCGGATGGCCAGAAAAACGCTCCCGCGCATGCGCGGACTATCTGATCGGCCGCATAGATTACCGCACCTATTGCAACGCTGACCGTTGACCTATCCTACGCGCATCATGCCGCAAGCGTGGTGCGACAGGGTAGGCCACAAGTCCTCCTCAAAAATAATCCAATGAATCCAATCCATACGTTTCAAAACGAAGATCACGCCCAATATTTTTCCCGCGCAATGAATGCATGGGGAGGAAGGCGCAACGAAGGCCAGCCAGTCGTTTTCCGCGAAGGCAAAACGGTTTACCTCAGGCCAGAATTCTCATCGAAAGAATCCATGCGCGAATTCACCTATCAGCTTCAGGCATTTTCCGCTGACCAATAATCCAATGAAATATTCCCTCTTCGACCATTTCAATATGCGGACCATAAGCCGGCACCGCTCATTCGAAACCGCTTCCCGCGCACAAGTCCGCCATTCCCGCGCTATTAAACGGACGCACGGCAAGAATTCTTACCTCCCTGTCGTCATCATGCTCAACGGTCAAATCACTCTCAAATAATCCCATGAATCCAAAACTCATTCCAGTCCTTAAAAAGCTCATCTCCCGCGACGTTATCCTGCAATTCTTCAAACCGGATAACCTCCCGCAATCCGCGCTGGCCTATGTACGCCATACTTACGTCATGTGCAGAAGCCTGTCATGGGAGGAGCATGACCTAATCGAATCGCTCCCCCCGTTCGCGGACCACATAGCAGACTCCTTCCGCGAAGGAAATGCGCCGGACGATTCCGTTTATCACCTTTTCGACGACGGCTCCCTGTGGCTCAAAACGAACGCCTACAGCAGCATCTGGACCGACGCACGCGACTTCGCCGTCGAAATCCTCCTCCCGCGCATGGAATTATCCCGCATGGACGCGGATCTTCTCCGCGCCATCGAAATGGACGATGCGGTCGAATCCGTTCTGGCCGACTTTTATTCATCCTTCGCCCATATTCTGAACCGCGATTGCGGTATTCCCTATTGCGACGCACGCGAACATTGGAACGCCTATGCGCGCCAGCTATCGGATTCCGCGTGCGAGGCTGTCGTTCTAGGCGGCTCCGAATCAGGCCGCAAGGAAGGCATTCGTTTCGCATCTGAGTACACCATCAACGCCTGAACCAATGAAAACCCATACCCCCGGACCTTGGCTGGTTAATTTTGAGCAGAACAAGTTCGACTCTAGGCGTTCGAAAGTTCAAGTCGTTGACGGTAGTTCCGCCTCTTTAAACAATGGCGGATTGCCACTGGTTTTGGCCAACGTCAACGCAATGCCATTCAATGACGAAAGTGTACCGCTTGCCAACGCCCACCTCATCGCATCCGCGCCTGAGATGCTGGAGGCGCTGGAGAACTTGCGGAACAGCATCCGACACACGCCAACCTGCCGAGCGCCTCAGGCGTTTCCATGTTCGTGCGATGCCGATAAACTGTGGCAAATGTCTGGAGCCGTCATCGCCAAAGCGAAAGGCAATCTGTGAACCATACCCCCGGCCCGTGGACAACCAAGAAAATCGACACCGGAGTTTACGATATTTGTCGAGTCGGTAACGATGGCTTAAGAACTAGGGTTTGCCGCCTGCACGCATCTCAGATCGAGCCGGCGCATGGCGGAGATGTTAAAGCCAACGCCAATCTTATCGCTTCCGCCCCCGCTATGTTGGACGCTCTTCAGCGCCTCGCGCATCCAATGGCCGACGACGACGATCTAGACTTTGCTCGCGCCATCATCGCCAAAGCGAAAGGACAATTGTGACTTCGACTAGGGGATTTTTATCCGCGTTTGCCGCGTGCCACCTTTTGGCACGGGTTAAAAACCCATCGAGGATCGACACAATTGAAAAGGTCGCAGCCGCATCCCTTGGGATTGCCGACGCGGAAATGGCAGGACATGTAGACTCGACTGAAATGAATTACGACTCTTTCTGCGACGACATTTCAAAGATGATCAACGAATATCCAGTCTACAATGACCAACATCTTCGGGCCTTAAGATCCGCCATCATCGCGAAAGCGAAAGGGCTTTAAGCCACTCCGGTTATCCGGTAAACCCTGTCCGCGCATCAAATCATGCATCCACTGCTACTATCCGCGCTCATCCAAATCGAATCCCACGGAAATGATCTTGCCCGTGGCCGTCACGTCATACGCAAACTTTCCTCATTCGAAACCAGTCAAATTCCAGCAAGAAAATGAAACTAACTATTCAGTCCAAACAGAACGCCCAGACCATCGTTGACCTTTTCAACGCAATCCTGACCGGCGAGGAGCAAGAAAACGGAGCGAAAGCGCTCTCGATTTACGACGAAAACAAACATATCTGCTCGCTCATCGCGAAAGATGGCACGCAAATCCTTGAACTCATCATCGAGCGCGAGGACGGCGACACGCTTTGCCCCGGTACACCTGACTTAGAGACGTTATGAGCCGCAACCTGTTCGCGAAACCGATCTACAAAGTCCAGCTATCCGGCGCGATTGGCTGGTCCGATATGAAGGAGAAGGTCGTCAGCTATCAGACGGTCGAATTCGCATCGCGCAAGGATGCCGAACGGGCGGCGCGTGAACTGAACCCCGGCGAGTACACGCAAGGGCGGATTCGGGTCGTCCCGGTCGAATTGTCGGAGGACTACGATATCTATCCGGTCGCAGAACGATCCAAGCCGTGAACCCACCGTGCATCATCATCCCATCAATCTTGTCGAGTTCTGCGCCGGATATTGCGGCATTGGAATTGGACTCAAGTCGGCTATCCCGAATCTACGCACTATCGCTTACGTCGAAAGGGAAGCATACGCCGTCGCAAACTTGGCTGCGAAAATTGAAGAGGGACGACTGGATGCAGCGCCTATCTGGACGGACCTGCTCGCCTTCCCATACGCAAAATTTCGAGGACTGGTGGATATCGCGTGTGCGGGAATCCCCTGTCAGCCCCATAGCCACGCCGGACTCCGCAAAGGTGGAGCCGATGAAAGATTTCTCTTTAACGACTGGCTCATTGGACTCCAGCAAATGCGTCCGCGCTGCATCCTCATCGAAAACGTCGAAGGACTCCTTACCAGTCTTATGCCAGACGGAACTCTTTGCATCCGATGGACGCTGGAGAGATTGGAGCGCATGGGCTACCGCGTTGCGAGCGGACTATTCAGCGCGGAAGAATGCGGCGCGCCACATATTAGGAAGCGGGTCTGGATTTTGGCCTACGCCGACAGCGAACGAGGACAAGGATCAGAATGCTTCCTTCGCGACGCTTGCGCGACTGGACCGGGGGGGGCGTATCTTGCGACGGATAGCGACATTGACGATGCGTGGAAATGGCCCAGTGGACCAAATGAACCTCAACGATGGTGGGAACCGGCGCGAACGCTTGAATCCAGCTTGGGTCGAAAGTCTGCTCGGTCTGCCGTTATCTTGGACCGCTTGCGACTCCTCGGAAACGGAGTCGTCCCCGCAACTGCCAATCTAGCATTCCGCACTCTCGCAAAACAACTTCTCAAATCTCCTCTCCGATAACTTCACGTCTAACTTCTCTCCAAACCATGCCATTCAACCGATTCGATTCTAGCCCTCCATACCCTCAAACCGGATACAGAGGTGCAAAATCATCTGCGAACGCTCTACAGCCCCTTTCTGATCGATTGCGAGGCATTCATTCAAACACATTGAACGCTATCTCAGGCTTCAGCCAACACTTCTTCAAACCGAATGCGTCCGCCCCGTCAGGAGGCGGTGCAAGCATTTCGGCTTTGTAAGAAGCCTCTTCCCCTTTTTAAGAAGGGGAGGCTTATCTTTTAGATGAGTAGGTAGACCAAGGATAACTTTTGGATAAGCAAAAGTAAATGTAGATCTGGTTACTTGACAGTCAATCGTGCCAACCTCACTTTCAACTTACCTATGGGTTATCTAGCAGACGGTTCCACACTACGCGCAAACTTCCGGCTGATGGAGCCGACGAAGCATGACGTTGATCCGGCGAAGTCCGAGGTCATCAACAACATCCGCCGAGAATTGGACTACGGTCAGGATGACGCGATCCGTGCGTTCAACTCGATGCGGAACGTGAAGAGCGGGGTGATGGTCTTCGATAAAGTTCACCGCTTATGGCGCGGCTGTGACTGGGTGCCAACTGGAGAAGAGGCGCGCAAAGACTTCATGCTTGGCCAACTAGCGCAGCTACGGCGCGACATGAATCGCGAGCTTGCGGCAATCCGAAAGGAGCTGAATGACCTTCGGAAATCTAGGGCCAAACGGAAGAAGGCGACTGAAGCCCAGTCTGAATCAGACGACGCTGAAGCCCCGCAAAACTATAGCATGACGACGCATGACCAGATTGCGGCAGCATGGTTGAAGAAATCTTGAAATAGACTTGACACCACTTCACGCAACTGCGAGGCTACGCATGCAACGATGACCAACTTTTCAGCGTTCGGGATTAGAGGGCGAGGAGAACTCGTCACGGGTTTTATCAGTGGTTACCCAAGTTAACACCCGAACGCTATCGATTTTTTCCAAGTGAAAGTTTATACGGCCAAGGCCACAGCAGAGATGCTCCAGATATGCACCGAAACGCTCCGGCGAATCGTGCGACATGACGGCGTCCAGCATAGGAGAATTGGCCGACGAATCTTGTTCACCGAGTCCGACATCGCCGCGATTTTACAAAGTCGAGCGACAACCGGAGCTGTGAACCCATACGCAAGAAAAACAAAGAAACAACAAGAGAATACAAATGAGCAGCAACCAATTAGCGACAACGCAACCGATCAGCCCTGACTTCTACGACCGCATCGACAGTCCGATGGACGCGGTTAAGACGATGGGCGACTGGATCGCACATTCCGGCATGTTCGGATGCGTCAAGCCAGAGCAGGGCTATGTCTTAGCTTTGGAATGCATCGCCAGCCGAATGACTCCGCTGAGCTGGAAAAGAGAAAACCACTTGATCAACGGAAACATCACCATGAAATCGGAGAGCATGCTCTCTGGCCTGATGACCGCCGGTTGGGACATCGACTGGATTCAGTTCGACTCAGTCGCGGCCATCGCCGACTTTAGCAAGGGCGTGAAGAAGGTCCGCGTATCGTTCACAAGCGACGACGCGAAGCTGGCCGGATTACTCCCCGCGAAGGCTGGCAGTGGATGGGCAAAGTTTCCCGCCGAAATGCTGCGAGCGCGAGTCATCAGCAAGGCGACGCGCATGCTCGATCCGCGAATCACGCAAGGCCGTTACACGCCCGAGGAAGTGGCCGACTTCTCCTCCGCGCCGTCACCAGCACCCACCATCACCGCTACGACGCGCCAGACGCTCAATGTGACACCGGAACCGGCCTTCTCGCTCGTTGAAAAGCTGGAGCAGATCCTTGAGCCACATTCTGATATCGCCAATGCGTTCCTCGTCAGCAAGAACTTGATCAAGGCTGAGCAAAATTTCCGCGATGTGTCCACGAAGGTGGCCAACATGATCGTCGCCGATCCTGACAGCTTCATCTCCAAAGCT